AACAGTTTTTTTTTGTTTTTTTTTTAACTAGTTTTTTTTTTCCATATAATAGTAGAGACTTGCAAAAAACTATAACAGTAAAGCGTTATTTCCTTATATTAAAAGGAAATATAACTTTTTATTATTGTTGTTACAAAAAACACATAAAACAGGTCTATATAAGTGTACTAATTTTATAATAACGTAAGTTATTATAGTATAAAGATTTAATAATAAAAAGAACAAAAAAACAAAAAAAGAACGCAAGACCTGTTACAAAAAACACATAAAATAGGTCTATATATATGGTAATGCAAGCAGGCGCCGATTGAAACATATCGGCGCCGATTAAAAGGCGATTGTATGGTGTACAAAAACACTATGCAATCGTTCCTATTGCCTATCGATTGCAACCGTGCAATCGATAGGCTTGATATAGATTATACAATGGCGCCACGTAGGCGCCGATGGGGCGAGCCTCCAGCCCTTACTAGGGACCGGTGTTCCTAGCAGAGGGTCTCGACCGACCCAGGCAGACTAGGAGGCAGTCTGTCTTGGCCGTAGAGGGAGTCTCGCCCGTATAGGGGGGCGTCACGCAGGCGCCGACTGTCGCTCGCAAGGGTAGACGGTCTCGCAGGCATGGGTCTGCCCCCCAAAATTTCTCGTCCGCCCCCTCGTATGAGGGGGCAATCCCACAAACAGGCCCCGTACAGGGGCCAAGGAGAGCGTTATGGTCACAAAAGAAAAACTCATCGAATCTTGGAAGAAATCCGGTCTGCCCTCTGGCAAGTTCATCGGGCTCTTAATCGACCTCGAAGTCAAGGTCCGTGTGGACCTTGACAAATTCATGATGGAGTTAGACGGGCTTGAAAGAGCCCTTCGGCTCGATGACGCCGCCTTGCAGGCGGCCTTAGAAGGGCTCAAGGCCCTTCCACGGGACAGTGAAGCTGGCAAAAAGACCAGCTTCTTGCTCTTTGTCTTAGAACGGGGAGCTCGTAAACGGGGTGTGAGCCAGTTCCCGCTGGCTCACGCCTTCAGAGAAGCGGGAATCGACAGCCAGCTCACACTGGCTCGATATATCGCATAAACCAAGGAGCCCCCATCGTCTGGGGGCCTCTTGTTACTAGGCCCTTCTCCCAACGAGAGGGTCCTAGTAACCCCTCTCGTATGAGAGGGAATATCAAAAGGCTTGTATAGAGCCAAAGGAGGGGCTCTATGGCCCTTATCAATCTCACTCCGCACCCAATAGTGGTGCGGACCGACGGCGTGGATATAACAATTGATTGGGCCATCGGTAATGGTGGCCCCTTTACAAAAGTACCCTGTCAAGCCAGGGTACTACCAGGCAAAGGTTGTACGGACCTTTGTAAACGTTCTGGGTAACACCGTACAAGTCGTTACCCTTAAGAAGGTCAAGAGCATAAAGCTCAGAAAAGGAGGCCAAGGGGTGTGGAAATACAAGACTACGACTAATTGCTTGTGCAATCGTAATTTTTCCTAGGAGGTCCAAAATGGACAAAGAAAGCTATAATGGATGGTGTAATTATGCCACCTGGCGGGTGGTACTGGAGTTCTTTTACGGCATTGATGCCGATGAACTACCAAATGACGCAGATGGTCTGAAAGAGCTTGTAATTGAGCAGCTGGAAGCTGAGCTTCCAGCTGAGAGTCTATTCACGGGGTACGCTTATGCGTTCCTCGATGATGTGAATTGGGCAGAGATTGCGGAATGGGTGGGAGCCAAGCATAAAATGACAGAAGGGAAAATCAGGGTATTTGGCCAACATGGCGAGTCTGTTCTTAACATTCTACCCATGAACGAGGATGATGTTCGTGTATGGGTCGAGAAGGGGTCAAACCCTAGCTTATCAGACATGGCCTATGTGGCCAATGATAAGCGGATAGCTCTTAAAGAGTATCCTAAGGGACTTCATCTTGGCGTCGAAAGGAACGATACCAAGATAATACTCTGGAGCTTTGGTCCTTATAATGACGAGGAAGAGAGTCCAGAACCGAAGCTTACTGCCGAATTGACTATCAATGAAGAAGGTCGGTTCGTATTTTTCGAGGGTCCTTGGTGGGCTCTCGTAATCTTGGCAAGCTACTTAGAAGGCCAGCTTGGTTCTGAACCAAAAATATATTTGTTACCGACCAAGTTTCAGAGCTCTGATGAGCTCTGGCCATTTAAGTAACACTTTTCTAAGTCATAGTTTATTCATTCAGACTATAAGGGAGGCCAAGGGGTGTGGAAATACAAGACGATTGACACCAGGACAGTCGAAGGTCTAAAGCAGGCTGAACGCCTGCATAAGGAAGGATGGACTGTGGGAAGCGTAGGCTTCTGGACAATCCAGTTTTACAAAGAGGTGCCTAGTAAACAGGCACCAGATAATTTTGGGGGGCATAAGGGCTCCCAAGGAGGACGACATGGGTGACCAATACGACATCGAGCGCCTTGAACAGGCGCTCGCTCGCTTCAAAAAGGCTCTAGACGCCACGAAGGAGCGACTGGACGAGGTTAAGGTTACTCCGAAAGGGCGGACCTTGTATGTGGTAGGTAGAGACCGACCTCTGCATACAGAGAGTAGGAGGGCAGTATGGAGTTGACGATAAAACTTCGAACACCCTCAGATTATGACACTGTCCAGGACCTTCTGGCCCAAGGCTGGGAGGTCTTGTATATCTCAATGGGCTCAGCCCATCTGGTTAAGAGAGGAGAGAGTTATGACCAGATACGAATGTCTCGAAGGGAAAGTAAACAGCCTGCTAGCAGCCGCTAGAAAGGCTGAGAATATGCAGATAGCTCAAATATGGCTTTCTAAGGCCATCGAGCTGAACAAAAAGGCTCTTGACATGTCTCTTGTAGAGGCATCAAAAGAGCTTGACCGTGGAATCAACTCCCTCGTAGGAGGGAGTAAGTAAACACTAGGGAGGTAGAACCATGTTCTACAAAAACATCAAAGTATTAGGCCCCACCGATTACGCTGAGGACCTGCCCGTCGGCAAGGTAGTCTATCGCTCAGATTACCTTGGAAAACTTTTAGGGTATCTTGGCACGAATAAGTGCAAGACTACCCTCACAGGCTGCGGTATCGATACAGAGGCTCGTGGCTCTGACGAGGACCACCCTTACATCACCACCGAAGGTGGAATAAAGCGGTCTTGGCGGTATATCGCCATTGAAGAGACCAACTTACCAGTCATTGGGGAAGTTAATTCGGATGTCGACAACGACTAAAAACTAGCAATAGGGCCCTCATAGTGAGGGCCTAGGAGGAACGTATGAGATATCCTAACGTTTGGGAAGTAAATCGTGGAGGACCGATAGTCCTTAACGAATATATTGGCGACAATGAGGACCCCATTGTCGGGAAAATATACACCGCTGGAATTAGGAACCAGCGGTTGTCATCAAGTATTATCGTAGAACTGGCGGAGGAGTTTAGAGTCCATCCAGACACGATACGGTCGTCGATTGATGGGTATTCCTATACGACTGGCGTCGTTGTCCGCATAACAAAAGTTACAGACAACTTCGTGAAGTTCAAGGTAAGCTACGAGAACCTATTCATGATTTTGAAGAAGCGGGGGGTTCGCCTAGGAATAGATAACCCAGACAGCAATTACCCACCAAAGGTGGGGTGGACATCGGAGTTTAGTGTCGCTAAAAACAATCTCATCTGCTTCGAACCAAAGAGTGTCCCTATCTTGCCAGTTATCTACAATACAGACAAGGAACGAAACTGGACATTTTTAGGGTATGGCCGTCCGTTAGCATATTATTATTCAACTTTAGGTGATCCGGCTAACGTAGGGCTTTACCTGTACCCAGAGGAAATGTGGCACGGTATTCGGCGTACAGTAAAGCTCTTTGACAGGAGCTTTATTCCAGCTAGAGCTTTTGAAGAGTTTGGAGAGCCCCCCACGAGCTTATATCAAGCTTTGGACTGGGCGGAAAGTGTCTCGAAATGGATGTTGGATACTGGATACATTACTTCTAACCATAGAAGGATAGTCCACGCATCCTTATTCTATATGGTTGAAGATGAGGATATACCCCGTTACCAGCAAATGTTGATGGACCAAGTAATTCTACATAGTGAGGATATTTACTTCAATGTTCCACTGAGTATTGCCTATGAGTATACAGGCATCTATAACTCCAATACATCCTCCATGTGTAATACTGATTCAGTTACATCAGCGCAACTGATGGAATACACCAAGGCTGTTATATTAGGTCAGCTGGATACTTTGGTTAACTTCGAGGTAAAATCTCCAGAAAAGATATTCACAAAGGAACTCTGGCACCAACTGTCCGGTACCAGTGGGGATGACCGATTACCTTATAGCCGGAACTTTAGATTGAGTCCAGCTATTCTTAGTATGACCTGTCCAATATGTGGACAGCCTATCTACAGGTGGAAGCTTCAGTCTGGTCCGCTTGGTAAAGTCTTAAGAAAACATGAAGATGGCTCTATGGTGATAACACTAGTACACAAAGCATGTGTATCAATTCTACCTCATTATAGAGATAATCCAGGATTAAACGCTATATATGCGTTCGGAGCTTCCCATTCCGTATTAGAGGAGGAGGGTCGTATGATTACAGCTGCACAGGCTCAATCTCTTGGGGTAGACATAGAGCAGCCTGTAGAGGATGTGCTGTTTCCAATACAGCACAATATATGTAATCTTGATGTTCTGGTAAGTGCTGAAATTGTGGATAGGCATTCCCACCAGTGTTCTATTTGTGACAACCCTGTCATTCTTCTCGGAGAGAATGGCCGAAAGGATTATATTAGAGTCTACACACGGAATAAAAGGGGTCTTATAGTAATCTGTAAAGATTGCAAGAACAATGATAATGCACTCCGGACTGTGTCGAGCCGGCACCAGTCGAGTGCCCGAAATACCCCATATCCACAGTATTGCGATGGAGAGGGCCCAGGTACCCCAATCTATGGCATTGAGCTTGAGGTCGATATCAATAATGTTTTCATCGAGGAAGATGTTCTTCACAATAGAATTATTAACAGCCACGATAGCACTAGCCCAGAAGCTCAGCGACATGGTGTCCTAACTGCTTTGTCCAACATCATGTCACGCTTGGGTGTTGAAGCAGAGACTGATGGGTCTCTTAGTGATGCTGGTATCGAGTTTGTTTGGCAACCGAGAACACTGAAGAAATGGATTGAACAGCTTCCTGAGATTGAGAAGTTCTGTAAGATATTGAACTTCTACTACTATGCAGGACACGATGTTAAGGGGACAGGCTTACACGTTCATGCCTCAGCCGCCTTCGACAGTATACCTAACAGTTTCTCAAGAAGCGTTGCAATTTACTTCGCTCAACTACTGTTAGCTGCATACACAAAGGATGCTATACTGTTTACCCGAAGAAACATTGACTCTCTGAGGCAATGGGCTAGCCTTTGGGATTTGCAGAGCACAATCAGAGACTATCTAGCAGGGTCAAGTTATCCCAACTGTAGGGCTGCTATCTCCTTCGGTTCGACCGGTAAAACATTTGAATACCGTATGTTTAGGTCTACCTTAAAGGCGTCCACAATTGTAGCTTCAATTGGTCTTGTAGATGCAATCGAAAGTTTCATAATGAGGAATGCCCAGAGTTGGGACGATGCTTTACAGCGCGCTATTGATACATACGATGCCGTACGGGATTATAGAGACGATGTTGAGTCTTATACCTTTGGGTTATCAGACCAAGACTTAGTTACAAAGCTGCGGGATAGTAGGGATAAGATACTCCTTGACAAACCAGTGGCGATGCTACTTGCTATGCGTTATGCCGATGTTCTCAGCAACTGGACAAATATTCAGTTTGTGGGGAACCATGATGATGACGACGATCTTCAGGTACTTAACAAGGTTATAACGTATCAGACCAAGATAAAAGAGGGTCTGGGTCTTCCAACTAATCTCCAAGTCGGGTCGAATGAACTGGAGTTAATTAAGGCTTTGGACGACTTTATTCATCCAGAGGTTAAGAGTATTATAAATAACTATGTGGCTAACATAGTCACCAAGTACGGTCAGTTTGTAAGCACTGACTATCACGAAATTACTGCGTAGGAGGCAGACAATGTGCGTAATCGTATACAAACCCTTTAATAAAGCGCTTCTCAAAAAGCGTGATTTCAAGCTAATGTTTGAAGCTAACCCCCACGGAGCTGGCTATGCTATCCAACGTGATAAGAACGGTGCTGTTATGTTTCGGAAGGGACTTATGACCTTCGAACAATTTTGGGGGGCACTCCAAGAGGACATAGAGCTTATGGGAGCTGAAGCCTTCAAGGCTGGTCAGGTTGTAATCCACTTTCGTTATGGAACACATGGAAACAATACTGAGCCGCGCTTAACACATCCGTTCCCAGTATCTTCAGACTTTGGAACTCTTGTCCAGTTGAACGGTTTTGCTTCCAACGTTGTCTTTCACAATGGAGTCTTCCATGAGGATTATTTTCGTAAGTCTTTTAGAAGATTCTATCCTATCAACCAGCCAGCAAGCATGATAGGCCCTGAGCATGGGTGGTCTGACACAATGGAGTGGGTTGCTGAGTTTCTATCTCCACTCATGTCTCTCGCAATCTTAAATCCCTTAGACCGCCCAGAGTTTAACAAACTTGTTGCCAATAACATTGGTGCATCAAGAGTAATCATCATGGGAACTTGTGGAACGAAGCTTTATGGAAATTGGATAGAGTATAAGGGTTGTATGGTATCGAACCTGAACTGGCAAGCTGGTTGGAACTATCGTGTACAGAAAGCTAAGGAGAAGGAAGCAAAGAAGACTAACAAAGGAGGTTTGAAGACCAGTGATGAACGAACTAAACAGTTACTTGACCACCATCCTATTGACCCTCTTGCTATGCTTGACAATAGTTATGATAGCTTTGTGGGGGTATACCCTAGGACGGGAGAGGGAGACGATATTCTTGACGTCTCTTTCATGGAAGGAGATGAAATATGGTGATGGGACGCCTGCACATAAAGTCACTTATATCACGTATTCTGGGGTTCAAAGAGAGTACCAATTCTGCGACCTTAACTATGACAAGTTCGAAACATTCATTGTCGAGTACCTCCTCAAACACTACGAAGTGGTCCCAGCAAACAGTGAACTCAAGGCCCGTCTCATACAACTGGAAAAATCCTATTCCAAACGCAAAGGTCCCTATAAAGTCAGCAACTGAACTACGCAACTATTTATGTAGGACCTTTACAACTTGGAACGGATACCCTATCATAACATTTAGACTGGATTACAAGCGGGATACAGTATGGGCACACGTCCTTATTCCTGCGACTGGTGAGCACAAGAAACTCTTCTTTGGCTATATCGGAGATGTTTCTTGGAATGTTCAGCATGGATTCTATGAGAAAACCTAAGCTCGTACGGGCTTAGATATATTGCCTTGACAGCGGGCATAACAATAGCTGTCAAACATTACTGGTTAGCGTTGAATGAAGGGTAAATGGTTGAAGGGTGGTTCAACTCCACCCCACCCTTATAGTCCGACAACGGTGTTTCGGCCCGTGTCGTTTGTCATTGGCTCCTAGTCCCTGAGACCATAGGGGCTATATGGAAGAAGCCAGGAAATCTAAGAGTAAAAGAATGGTCGGAGATTAGAAGCGGCGCATAACAACAGCTTCAACTCGACTCACTACGTTCGCGAGTTAAGCCCTTGTTGGGCGGATTCTTTAGCAGTCTACCCGCCTTTGGCGACTAGACTGACACGAACTAAACCGGAGGTAACGGAAATGGATGACGTAACATTAAAGGAACTGCTTTTCTCTCTGTCATGGTCGGCTTGGTCTTGCTACCATAATCGTAATGCAACAGAGATTTTGCAAAAACACTTCCCTAATGTAGATGCCAAAGCGTTGGTGCATAACTTTTGCGCTGTGATTGATTCTCCACCAGGAGAAGGTAGCCCAAAATAGCGGCGCCTAACAACTGCTTCAACCTGACTTCGCAGGTTAAGCAAATGTTATGCGGATTCTACGCCAGATAACTTGTTATCTGGACTCCGAACGGTCGGAGATAAGGAAAAGCTGTTCAATTCGGCAATCCGCAAAAGGGCAGGTTCGATTCCTGCTCGGTTGTTGAGGGCTGGAGCGGAGGGAGTTGGGTTCGAGTCCCAATGATACAGGCGAGAATGGAAAAAGACCCTATCTTGCTAACTCAGGGAGCAGTAACACAGGGATGCGGCTGTAACGCATAACAACTGCTTCAACCTGACACCTGCGGTGCAGGTTAAGCAAATGTTAGCCATATCGTCCACGGTATAAGCGCAGGGGGCGCTTATACCGATTACCGACCAAGCCCCATTGGAGGTGTTGCGAATGAAATCATATATGAGTAAGAGTAAAAAGAAATGAAAGACGTAATTATAATCCAAGGCGACATGCAGGACTTTGTTGTCAAGGTCCGCAAGATAGGTCGACACGTCATCGTATCGACGAGCAGTGAACCTGTTGCACGCAATGTTCACAGAACCATTGTAGAGGTGTACACAACGTCAGATGAGCCAAGGATAGGCTTCGTTGACACTAACGATAAATAAACATTGGAGGACTTATGGAAATACGAAAACTCACATCATTCGATGATGTGCGTGAAGTTGCGTTCATCACAGCTCGCATTGACCGGAGTGAGCTCAAGCATGGGGCACATGGCAAGACTGCTGCCTTCTACTTCAAGGCAGAACATTCACCCATTCGAGCCTTTGTTATCCGAATGATAGCGTTAGGGCTACCAAAGCGTGTGGTTTCTCATTTGGTTAGGCACGTTCACAGTGTTCCTTTCGTATCATCTTCACGCCCAGATTGGTTTCCAGAACATAAAGACGATGACGTTGCCGACTTGGCTCAAGATTTTAACGCACAAGCTCTTATTGATATGGCACGCAAACGTCTTTGTCGGCGCACTTTTCACGAAACACGTAAAACTGTAGAAGAGCTGAAACAAAAACTCATGGAGAGCGACGATGATGTTCTGAGGGAACTTGGTAAAGTCCTCGTTCCTAACTGTATCTACCGGTGTGGATGTCCTGAAGGTAAGAATGAGTGTGGCTTTTATAAACACTTTATCTCTGCAACCCCAGTATCTGCTCTTCATCAGATAGACACTCGATACGACCTATACAACAAAAGTTTTCTAAAGCTCACTTAGAGCTTTAATATAAGTATTTGCTACATAAGCAAATACTGTCCCGTGGGAGCCTCGTGTCAAACATCCATTAGGCGGAGCCTATTCGGTTCAAACCCGAAACGGGACATTTGTCATTAAATGACAAGGGGGTTTATATGCAAGATTTGCAGGAAACACGACGAGAGAGTAGTCGTGGGTTTCACTTTATCAACACGTATCAATCGTGTCCAAGAAAGTGGTACCTTCGCTACCCTTGCGGGCTTTTACCAAAGTATACTGGGAAAGCGCTTATCTTTGGGAAAGCATGGCATAATGGCCTAGAGCAGGTCTATCTAGGGAAAGGGTACGATGCTGGGTTAGCAACGCTGAAACAAGAGCTGCTTGATATGCAGGGCGAGTATCAAAACCAATCGGACTTTGAGTCAGATTACACAAGAGCTGACATCCTGTACGAAGCTTGGTATTCAGAAGTTGGCCAGAAGCTCCTGGACGAATACACAGTCCTTCATGTCGAAGAAGAACTCTATCCATCTGTTGGCGGGCTCTTCACGATGACTATTCGGCCAGACGCAGTTATTAAGCGCAAGTCAACCGGAGAGATATTCATTGTGGAGCACAAAACAACTGCTTACTCCATCGCAAACATGGTATCCAATGTGAATACTCAGGACCAGATAACAGCGTATATCTGGGGCTTACTCCAGACAAAACCAGAGTACAAGCTCAACTTCACTGGTGTATTGCTGGATGTGGCATTTCTACAGATGCGTAATGGTGTCCCAGCTAGAACTGGGGCGCAGGTATCACAGACTATCCTTTATCGCAACGAGACGGCCCTCGGAGAGTTTGAGCTAAATATGTTAGGGCTCTTTAACGAACTCGGTCAGAAGGTCAAGATGCTCTCATCTTGCCCCCCAAAATCGTCCGATTTCTTGATGCTTCAGGCTCAGATGTTTCCACGGAATGGTACGAGTTGTTCGCTGTTTGGTTGTGAGTATGAGGATATTTGCAGGTCAAGGATTGTACCATCACTAAACCAAAGCTTTCCGTTGTACACGGTGGAGCCTTGGGAGGGTTGGACAATAAATGAGGAGAAGGAGGATTAGCATGATGAAACCATACAGACAGCTGGAGTTTTGGACAGACGCAGAGCTCAAAGAACTTCAGAAGAAGAATGGTTCCTCGAGGTCAATGGCAAACAAGATAGCGGAGTTCATCGCTTCGTGTATTGCTGGATTGATATTGGGTTGGGTGATTTATAGTTTATTAAACCATTAGGAGGAAATATGGCTACGTATTCATCATTCATATCCGCATTTGTCAGTGCGGACCAGACTAAGACATTTCGTGTCTTAATCTACGGTAACCCAGGTTCAGGGAAAACTTCGCTGGCTGGTTCTTTTCCAAAGCCCCTTATCATAGACACAGATAAGGGTTTGCGTTCGTTGGCTTCAAACACAAATGCTGACATCAAAGTATTCTCTTTGCCCAGCAATCCAAGTGCTCCAGTGTTTAACACAATTTACACGTTGCTGAACGATGCTCGCATGGGTCAGGGAGACTTTGCCCCTAACGGACCTCTGGCTGACAGACAAACCATTGTCATTGATACAATATCTGCTCTTGCAGATGAATACCTATTGAGAGAGATAATGCTCCAGAACAAGCGGGACCCGTTGGTAGATAAAGCTCAGTTTGATGACTATGGACGTCTTAAAACAGAACTTTCCCAAATTGGGAACCTTCTGAAGGATGTCTCCCAGAAGTTCTACGTTGTAGTCACAGCTCTGGTCGATGAGGAGAAGGACGAACTAACTGGTGCTCTTGAAGGAAAGCCGCTAATGACTGGTAAGTATCGAGACCTTATTGGTGGTGTCTTTGACGAAGAGTATTATCTTGAAGTAATTGATACTGGGGCTGCCCCTAAGTACGTTCTTTATGCTACTAAGTATCGGTGGTATGAAGCAAAGACCAGGCTACTCAAAGTTAACAAGCTGGAAAATCCAAGTTTTGCAGTATTACAGCAAAATCTACGAATTCCTGCAAAAACAACTTGACGACAAAGAAAAGTCGTAGTATGCTCATAAGACCTGACTTTCGAGACGGCTTTCGTATGAGGCCACGAAAGCAGGGTGAGAATATAGGAGACCATTATGGCTCTGTTTAATGCAAAAGCGTTGAAGGACGCACCCGTAACCCAAACTCTGGAACCTGGACGGTATCAGGTTCGTATTGTGAAGGCAGCTCGTACTGCCTCTAAGCGGACATCCACACCTGGTATAGAGCTTGAGTTTCAGGTAGTCCTCGGACCAATTCAGTCCAATGGGGCTGACCCTCGCAATCGCCACATCTTCGATACAATCTGGGCATCGACCAACCCTGAGAAAATGGGGCCCTTCCTTGCCAAGATAAAGAAACTGGCTATCTGTACCAACTTCGACCTTAGTCAGGCTGAAAGTATGACTGACGACCAGTTTGAGGAAGCCCTGCTTGCTCATCTCCTTCAGAAGGAACTCATTGTTAAAATTAACAATGAGGAATACAATGGCAATCTTCAGGAACGTGTTCAGGATTTTGCACCGTTAGCTTAACGTAATCAATGGGAGAGCGTATGCTCTCCCTATCTTTTTCTAGGGAGGCATAAATGGCAGTACGACTTGATAGAAGCAATCTCAGCATAGTGACTGACGAAATTAAAACACGAAGGACTTTTGAGGCAACTGTAGAAGATATAGGTGAAGTCTTTTCACAGCTCCCTTATAGCGCAGTTGCAATCTTTAAGAATAAACTCGATGAGAGCTCTAAGGAAGAACATGGTCAGTTGGCTATCGTGGCTAACGTACCTTCTGTCAGCTTTCTTCTTCAATCCTTGCATTCAATAGCCCGTATTATCTACGAGGCTACTGAAGAGGCCGACAAGAACATGATACCTCAAATTGAACGTGAGCTGTTTGATGCCGTTGCTTATAAGTCAGACAATTTTGATTTGGAAGTAATCAAGAGGAAGTGAGATTGGCGTAATAGGGTAGGCTGGCGCATTGCGGGGAGGTTCGATTCCTTCCCCTACTCATCAGATGTCCCTAGACCGGAGAAAGTTTGGGGGGCAAACAATCGAAGGCTACGGACACTGGGGCTCCCCCTATGGGGAGCCTATTTCTTGCTTTGGGGTATTACTATGCCAAAGGTAAACATTCCTAAAAACACATGGATAGATAGCATATCCACTGTATTCTTTGACCAGGGATACCATGCTGGACGTTATGGTATCGAGTTATACTTTTCCGGAGGGGACTGTCCATCTCCAGAATTTGCTGCTGAAGTTGTCGAAAGTGTTCTAAAAGTGAGAATGAATGAAAATCCTGAGTTGTACCCGATTATTCGTTTCAGGGGTTTATTTTCACGTACTGGAGCTGAGGATATTCGAGCTCTTATTAAGCTCTTTTCCAGATGGGGTTTTAAGGTTCACGTCCTCATGAAGGACGACACCACTGTTCCTTGGTTTGATGAGTGCCACTGGAAAGTAGTAATCATTGAGAAGCCCCGCTTATTGAACGTAAGTGCCAACGAAGTCTGGTACATACCATTACAACAAACAGAAGTACCTGAACCTGCCTTTCCGCCAAACACAGACTATAAACTTTATATATTAAAGGGTCTTCCTCAGACCACCACTTTGAACTTCATGTGTACTTGCAAACGACTTTGGTCTCTTCTTTAGGAGGGTGTCATGTACCATCATCGAACTGAATCACGTTGCTCATTATGCCCATTAAACGGGAAAAAAAAGGTTGTTGGTGTTAGTCCTGACGTAGGAAGGCCCCTGTTTGCCATCTTTGGGGAAGCCCCTGGAGCTGACGAAGAAAACCTTGGTGTTCCTTTTGTCGGCGCTTCAGGTTCCATGCTAAACTGGGCTCTCAAAACAAATAATATCAACCGCAATATGTTGTTCATAAGCAATGTTATTGCTTGTCGTCCGCCAGAAAATGACATCAACTCGAACGAAGGAAAGTATGCGATACCCGCGTGTCGCTCCGGCTTCTTTGTTGACCTCGAATATCTGGCTTCAAACAACGTAACAACGATTATGGCTTTAGGGGCAACAGCTTCTAAGGCTTTTGGTATTGATACACCAATTACCAAAGCTCGTGGCTCTGTATACACCTATGTTTTCAACAGACCATCTGGAGAAACCTTTAAGTTCTTTGTGATACCGACATATCACCCTTCTTATGTCATTCGAAAGCACTGGAAGAAATCTGGTGGAGGAACCGCCGATAACGCTGTAGCTTGGTTATCTGACTTTGAGAAAGCTGCTCGTATTGCTAAAGATGGTTGGGAGAAGCCTAAAGAAGAGTTCAATCTCAGTCCTACTCCACAGGATGTTGAGAACTTTGTTGCTAGGGCTATTAAAGAGAATAGACGGATTGGGCTGGATACAGAAACAACATCACTTAACCGTTCTCTCGCTACTATTGTGGTCTTAGGGCTTGCTGACTCACCAACCAGTGGTATCTGCATACCGTTCCGGACAGCGCCAAATATGCCTGCATATACAGCCTCTGGATGGGCTCGCATAGAGAAGGCCCTAAACAAACTCTTTCAATCCGATGTTCCCTTTGTTGTGCAGAATGCCCTATACGACTTACCAATCTTGAGACGATTAGGATTTCCTGTAAATCCTGACCACGTTGACGATACAATTATGCTTCACCATACCATATCGCCTGAAGCAGAACATAACTTAGGGTTCATTACGTCCATCTATGGAGAAACACCTTATTGGAAAGAGACTTTTTTAAGCAAAGAAGGCTCCATCTGGGATATGGACCCAACTGAACTTCGCACCTACAACATGCGGGACTGCGTTGTACTACTTCAGATATATGACCGCATGGTGACTGATATAAAGAAAATGGGCTTATGGGACTTTTATAACGAAGAGGTCAAGCCCCTTCTTGCTCCTGTGTTAGAGATGACTGAGCGAGGTATTTATATCAACCTCACTAAGCTCCACAAATGGAAACAGGGTGTTGAGAAGCATATTAACTCTTTACATAGCAAGCTTTTAGAGTTAGGTAATTTGCCATCGGAGTTCAACCTTGACTCAACAGATGATATGCGATGGTTCCTTTATGGTCAGCCTTCAAAAAAGTTTGAGCGCTTGGACGAGCTAAGTTCGATTACAGAGCAGTTTGCACTACGAGAACGAATGCTTCGCGAGGCTAAGGCTGCTCTAAATGAGTTTGAGTCTGTTGCTTGCCCCCCAAATTGTTCGACGAAGGAAGAGTTAAAGTGGGTCAAGAAGCGTGATAAACTCATAGTGGCAGTTCATAAGGCTGAAGCTCAGCTTAATCGGATGCGAGAGGGGAAGAAGTATCAGGAGTACATGGAGCTTCTAAAACTGAAAGAGCAGGTAAAGCCATTGTATGATGTTACCAAGGCTGGATACCAGCTTAAAGAGACAGAGACTGGCCTAGCTGCTGTTAACAGCGAATCGTTACTCATGCTGAAAAGTAAGCTTCTTAATCGACGAGAAACGATTAAGGAGTTCACTCGTAAAGATGGAAGCGATGAGTTGCAAGACTTAGAAAAATTACTCAACTGGTTGAATATGTTTGAAGAATATAGAAAAACACAGAAACTGTTGAGTTCCTTTACAAAGTATTCCCCTGACTTAGATGGCCGTATTAGGCCGAACTGGAAAATGGCAGGTACTGCAACCGGTCGTCTTTCATGTCAAAATCCTAACTTAATGCAGTTACCAAAGGCTAGTGAGGATGAGGGAGACTTATCCAATGCTGTTCGTGACTTTTTTGAAGCTGCCCCTGGATATTCATTCATATCTTGCGACTACGTCAACTTGGAAGTTTACATCCTTGCATTTGAGACGTTAGACCCTGGGTTGCTGTTGGTTACTGACCAAGGGTTGAACATTCACGACCTAAATACCAAAAGTCTTTTTGGTATTGATGAGACCCATCCTAAATGGAAATCGTATAGAAAGGCAGCTAAAGTATTCCAGTTTGGTCGTCTTCAGTATGGTGGGAGTGATGAGGGTGTTTATGAGAAGGTGCTTATTCAGGCTCCCGATGCTGACCTAACGTTAGCCCAATTCAAAGAAGCTTCTAAACGATGGTTCAGTGAACATGAGGCTTACGTAAAGTGGTATGAAACGCTTAAAGAGGAAGTATTGTCTACTCGACAAACTAAGACAGGATTTGGTAGGATACGGACCTTTCTTGGAAACGAGAGCGGTATTATTAGAGAGGCACTATCTACGCGTATCCAAGGGTCAGCTGCTTCTCTGGTAAATAGGGCTATGCGACGGATTTTTGATAGAGTTAGGCAGGAAGGGTTAACAGCTTACTTTGTTCTTCAAGTTCATGACCAGTTGGTTATGGAAGTTAAGGATGAGCATATCGAGCGAGTAAAACAAATTATGGTAGAGGAGATGCAACGCCCGTTCATGTTTAGAGGATTTGAGCGACGAGTTGCAGTAGACCCCTCAGTAGGTAAAACATTTGGGGAGGTATAACATGGGGGAATGGGATTTTGCACTTAATTCAGCCCTGGCTGAGCCAGAGACTGACGAAGATGTTGTGACAAGCGCCTTTCATTCTGCAACCAAGTCATCTGGGGAAAAGCGAAAACGGGGGCGACCGTCAAAGTCCCATGGGTCCCAACAACAGGAAAGTTTGGGGGGCACTGAAGAGAAGATAGTGGACTTTGAGGTAGGGAAATACGTAAAGGAAGCTGTCTCTCAGATAATGGTTGTTCGGAACGAAGAGAACGTACGAAGACTTTCAGAGACACCAGTTGGGTTCCATGAACCTGAGCATAAACCATACACTGTTGACGTGGTGGATAAAATTATTCAGGCAAATATGCCGGAACCTGGGTTTCTAACAGACTTTATAAATGTTGGTCGTGGTATGGAGTCACCAACTCTCTTCTTTGCGTGGAATGCTTTGTGGTTATTAAGTACAGTTTTGACACGAGAAGCATGGTTAAGGTGGTTTCCAAAACCGCTCTACCCTAACCTATATGTACTACTTGTTGCTCCACCATCTCTTTGTCGTAAGAGTTCATCCATGTCCATCGCAAATGATTTGCTGAGGGAGCTTCCAAAGTATATGCCTGATACATTAAATGCGTATAAGAAGAAAGTACGTATTATTGCAGGTAAGGCGACAGCAGAAGGTATCCTTGGAGCCTTGTTTCCACAAGAGCGTACATTTTATACCGATAGGCAGATGATAAAGGTTGAAAAGGGTTCGCAGGCTGCTCTTAGTATTAGTGAGTTTGCAGTGTTCTTAGGGAAACAACAGTATAACTCAGGGCTGGTTACATTACTTACGGCATTATTTGATAGTGCAGACGCAGACTCTGAGTTAACACGTGGCAGGGGTGATAAGCTCTTAAAAGACATTTATGTTACTCTTATGGGCGGTGTTACACCAGATGGTTTGAGATTGTCGATACCTGAAGAAGCCTTTGGTGGTGGTTTCATGTCCCGTGTTATTTTAGCTTATCAAGATGTTCCTACGAAAATATATGCTATTCCGAAAAGGTTTGATGGTTATCCAACAATTGACGACCTGTACTATAAGCTCGCTTGGATAGCTGTTCATGCTCAGGGGGAATACTACCTGACTGAGGAAGCTGAAGCGTATTACACAGAGTGGTATATCAAATGGAAAGAAGAGCTCTTTGGTAAGGGCATGGAAAAGAAAGAGGAGTTTCGTTTTGATAACCTGCTCTTGCGTGTCGCAATGCTTCTGCGAGTTCAGGAGTATAGGGAGGGTAGGGATATTCAGATTTGGCATATTAAACTGGCACAGAAACTCCTTGAATACACATTACGTCAGGGTAAGAGAGCCACAGAGGATGTTGGTGCTGGTCAGTTCATGATGGTGTATAACGCTGTCAAGAGAAAGATAGAGCGAGAAGGGACCGTTGTGAGAAGTCGGTTGCTATCATCTTTGTCTGGACGAGGTTTCTCTGCTACACAGATTACAGAGGTTATTGACCAATTGGTACAGGAAGGATTCATTAAGATACGATTACAGGGTCATCTACTTGACCAAAGTAGTCGCAATGGTGCTGAAATGTATGAACTTGTGGGAGGTCAGGAATGAGGTTTGTATCCTTAGAACGAGTGGGTATAGACCCTGAAGAGGTTCGGAAGCTCTATCGAGAGCTTAAGTCTCTACGCAAAACAGCAGAGAAAGTTGGTGTCTCTTATGTTACTGTCAAGTATGTTGTAGGTGATGAAGTATTACCTGTTGGTGTAGTCCCTCTTCCCTACGATTGGCAGGGTAATGGGAGGACACATCGTTTTAAGAAGTGGCATGACGCCCACTTGGGAAAACTTCCTCACAGCCCATCCAAAGTTTGGAAGATGTATGGTCAGAATGATATAACACCAAATGCTATTGAGTGTTATATGCGCAGACGAGCTTCCCTGATTAAACGTTATCTGAAGTCTCTAGGCGACCTTCGTGAGTTGTCAGACAAATACTTGATTGATTCCAAAGGACGAGAAATCCAGCTTGGCATGGTTGACTCCTATGATATTAAGGTGGATAAGTACAATCTAATAGTGGAAATCAAGATGGTGCTTCGATTTGGAGGTGCGACAACTGCACACTTGAGTGTGCAACAGTATATTGCTTTATTCAAAGGAGAAGCGGATGCGCAAAGAATTGCAAGGGAAGAAGTTTGACGAGGGAAAGTTACGCTACGACTTGCTACCGGTTGATGCTCTTGAAGAGGTTGTGAAGGTATTTACTTTAGGGGCAAATAAATACGGTGAAAGAAACTGGGAGCAGGGAATAGCGTATGGGCGATTATATGCTGCTAGTCAGCGACATCTTACGGCTTTCCTCAAAGGAGAAGAGATTGATGAAATTGGAACTCATCATGTTGCTAACGCTATCGTCAATCTTCTAATGTTATTACAGTTTGAAAAAGAAGGGCGACGTGCTGAGCTTAACAACGTCGCCCGTTTTACTAATTCCTGACAAAGATGTTTGTTGGGGTGTATGTACCAGAAAGTGCCTCAATAAGAGCTTTCTGGTACTCGCCCTCAGATGCTGCTGTCATTGCTCGCATGAGACTTTGAGCTTCAAAACTGAACGGTATTACCAACCTCCATGAATTCTGTAATCGTCGCTGAGCTAGCTGACCAGCTGGTCCACCACGCATAGCCTGCAATGTGTCGTTCATGGTTGTATATAACGGACCACCAGCAAAGGCAAATGGGTCAGTAAACTTGAATCCGGAATAGTCTAGTCCAACCAGCCTGAAGGCTTCATACGTTGCTTGCGAAAGAGCAATAAGTTTTACTGCACGAAGTATGCGTTCACTTGCCGTTCCTCTAGCTAAGATAGTGTTATAGAGGTCAATCTGGTTAACTGGAAACACACCAAACTTTCCAAACAGTTTTCCCACCACACCTCTAAACATCAACGGAGCATTGCTTGAATTGTACTCACCCATAAGAATACGAGTAGCCTCAGCTGAAAAGAGGTCCCGCCCTAACTCTGGTTTTCCCATTTTCAGATACTTCTGTATCTGTGCTATCTGGTCATCTGGAAGAATACTAAGTCTCGCAATCTTTACGAACCCATCCCAGTCTACAATTCCTTTTCCCAGCTTCTGGAGTCCATCATCAAAAGCAAGCTCAGCTGCCATGGCAGTCCAAGCTCGTGTCAGTAACTCAGAGCCCTGTTGGTTTCTCATTGACATGTCAAGAACTTTTCTAATTCCTTCTGGTGTATCTATACCAACCGATACCATGTGTTCGCTTATGAGACCTTTATTCTGGAGACGATGTATAGTCGCCATTACACTGCTTAGGGCTTTCTTGTCCCCGCTCTTGAAAACAGCTTGTGAAAGTGCAACCGCAGTATCGGCATACTCATCAAAGATTGCTCTCGTGTTGTTATACTGCATAATGTTTGTAAGACCACGGATGGGACGGGCGCCTAGAGTAGCGAAGGTAGTCATGGATTGAATCTTCTCAAGCCCACGCGGTGTAATTGTTGAATCTGCCCAGTCATCGATAAAGTTTGCAAAGTTCTCCCCAGGAATCAGATTTTTTAATTTCCGTATCCCATCTGCTATTTTCTTACTTGCTTTCAGACTTAACTCACTGGCTAATTCTTCAGCAGGAGAAGTATCCATGTGAGCAAACTCTGTCAAAAACTTTTGTATAACAGCCGCTTCACTTGGAGAAATCGCGTCTATCGTTGGTATCTTTTTACTAAACTCTTTGGCCTTCTGAAGGGCTGGCCCCAGAAACTCATTACGAATTCCTTGAAGAACATAAGTACGAGCTGATTGAAGAATATCATCTGTATACCCAGGAGTAAGAAACATATCCAAACGAGAATGCCTAGACATGAATTCCATTGTCCTTATTGCCTGTGCATCGTTCTTAAATATCTCTTGTAACTGAGCAGCTTTGGACTTCGCGTTAAAAGCTCTTAGGGCTTCGGGGTCTTTCTGGAGCTCAGATATATGAGCACGAACACGAGGAGCATAATCAGTGATAAATCCGACCGCATCGATACCAAACCTCGTTCCATAAGCCTGTAAATACTGTTGAACACGATTCAATACCTTCTTGTCATATTTTGTAAGTTCCATATTAAACACTGACTTAGCAACCATATCACGGTTGCTTTCAGAGATGTTAAGTAAGTGCTGGAACATCTTTAATTTAGCCCTAGATATGGGCTTACCATCGGCCTCAGAGAGGATACTTTCCAACAAAGATACTGCATGAAGAGATTGCGACGCAACAAGACGATTACCTGTAATGAGTTGGTTCGCCACGTCACGAAGCTCCGTTACTCCAGTCTTTGTAGCAATACGATGAATTGTTGAGTACATGGGTCGCCAATACGCCCCAGTTTTTGTCCCAATATCAAACAAGACAGTCTTATTTGGTTTGGCTTGTAAATGAGCATCTAAGTCTTCATTCTTAAGAGCATCTTGAACCTTATCAATAAGAGTATCTTCAATATCAGGGTCAAGCGAAGGAACAACTGACGGGGCCCATTCAGGGTCTGGCGAACCTTTCAGAATGTTTTTGATGTCATCTATTGACTTCACTTGAATAAACTTTCCATCAGAAGTAACAACCTCAACCTTTCCATTCATTGTTGTAATGTAATGTCCCTTACTCACCAATTCACTTTCAAGTGTATGGAAGTCTGTAACAGCTTTGTTAGCAAACGCTTTTGCCTCGGCATAGGATTTGAATGTTTTTCGCATTCCTAAATCAGGCGCCGTAAACTCTATTTTACGCGTGGGTGTCTCAGCAAAGATGAAGCCATTGTCGTCAATGTCAATAATGTTTTTGGTAGCCTTGCCCCCCAAAAATTCCTTGTTACTAGCAAAGGAGTTCATCATATCCCGCAAGCGTTCTGGTGTTGCTACTGCCACGTCTGAGTGAAACTCAATCTTCAAGCCCTCGACATCCTTACGCTTCACTGACGTAAGGAAAGTTTGGGGGGCAAGCGACTCAGGTAACTTTGGTAAGAAAATAGGGTCTGACCCAATTAACTGTTCGAGCGAATCTGCTTTACCTACGATGTTCCCAAATGGGTCACGAGCAAATACTTGCGTAACTTTTGTTACAGGGTCAACTTCTTTACTAAGAATCAGGCGAGTATTTTGATAAAGCATGCTCTTATATGAATCAAAATCTAATTGTTGTGAAGATGCTAAAACCTTTTCAAGGAAGTTATTGGCCTCGAAAGAGTTCTTGAAGACGGCTTTTGTTCCATCTGGGAACTGCACATGATAACCATTAACATCCATAGAGAGGTTCGCTCCTAACTTCTCATATGCAACAGTAAGTGCTGCTGGGTTAAGAGATAAGGGTGGAGTGTATTTTTTGACTATCGTATCAAGAACCTTCGATTGGTTCTTCATTGCCTGACTGTAGTCTGAGGAGGGCATGTCACCAAAGTGCCAATTTTTCATCTTTAAGTAATCAAGATTAAGCTGTTTTGAAAGTAACTCAATATAGGACCGACGCTCTGCCTCTGAGGTTATGCGTTTCGGAATGTAAAGTGTAGGAGATGTCACACCACCCCGCTCAACTGCTGTGGCTACATCATTAACGGAACCAAGTATTTTTATAAATGGTAAGTATTTATCAGCATCCAGGGCTTTCAGTCCACTAGAGTAGGCCAGTAAACGTAGACCATCAACAACTCGTTTTGGGTCAATAAAACCTTCAGCATCTTCCTTAAGGAACTCATAGATAACTGGTGCACCAATCTTGGACCGGAGCTCAACGTTCTTTGGTGAAGTAAGGTCAATCTGAGTTTTGACCCCAACCTTGATGCGCATGTCGGTCTGCCCCCCAAACTGTCCGACTGTGCGACCGAACAACATACGTTTAAGGTCATCAGAAACAGCTTTAACAGGGTCAGTTTCTCGGAGAAAAGACTGTAAGTAGCCAACGCTATCTGAAAGTTTTGGGCCCTCAAATAGTATTAAGTCCCCATCCTTGACAAGATATTTTCCACCCTCGAACTCAATATCTAGGTCTGCAATGCTGGCAAGCATTTTGGCACCATCTAAGGAGGTTGGGTCAATATATTCCCGTTTCTGAATGGTCATAAACCGACGAGCCTTGCGTAAAATCTCATCGGCGTTGTCCATGTGACCAACTACTTCTGCGGATATTTTCCCAGTAACAAAAGTGTTAAGAAGGTTTTTGAACTTCTTTTCGTCACCAATTGCATCGATTGCTTGTAACGTCCGTCTTACTGAATCAGAGTCGTTCAAGTTCAAGTTCTTAAATGTCTGGACAAAGGGCTTGAAAACTTGCTTGACAGCAGCTCGTCCGGCTCCCCACAAAACATCGTTTACGACCCCTTCACCAAAACTTCTGCTAAGATTCTTCCAAAGCTCTGGACTGTTCAAATTATCTTGTGTAACAGCTGCTGGGAAAGTTCGTACTACATCCACAACACCACCCATCATGGCATCTACAGCAAAAGGTGCCCCTTTTAGGAGTAATGTTCTAGCTGTGGGAGATGCGGTTGTTTTTGCCAACTCTCCCAACGATTTATAAATACCTCGCGTAAGAAGCCCAGCTGACTGCTGTCCAAGTGTATTTGCCCCAGCTGCAAATAAACCAGCTGCCTCTGGAGCACCAGCAAGTAAGCCAGTAATAGCGGCATTTTCGACGAAACCGACAGCAAAGGAAAGATTGCTAGCTGTATCCACAGCTTCTCTGGCCTTAACAGGACTGACTACAGTTTGCAGATATTGCACAGCTTTAGTAAGGTCCCTAGCCTTACGAGCAATAGAGGGTTTATCATCACCATCAAAGATTTGTCGTAAGGTATCTGCCCCAGCCATTACGATATTAGCAATTAGACTTTCATTAGCAACTTTTGATTGAACAGTAAACTGTTTGAAAAGCTCTTGTCCTTTTGGGTCCCCCGCCAGTATCTTTCTTCGAATGTATTCGGCATATTTATAATCACCTAAAGGGTCTGAATCGAATAGAGCCTGGGGGTTTTCCTCAAAGGTCTGATACTCTTCTGGAGTTATATCTACCCTTCCAATACCTTCGTAAGCAGGGGCTCCATACACTATGTTCTTCCAAACTTGCTGTTGTTGCTCAAGAGACAACGCCTGTACATCAGAGCGCTTAGACCATTCCTCAATCCAGAACTTATTAAGCACTCCTTGTTGAACAGAGTATGGGGCCTTCTGAAACTCCGGATTTTGATATAACTCTTCTAGTGTCATAAGGTCTCCTCACGGCTTAGTATCATTAAAAACCTGGTGTTTGAGCAGATAAGGGAGGCTCAGGTATTATCTGCTGTGGTTTTTTTGTGGTACTCGTAGTACCATTAGTTGAAGAACTTGTTCTACCTAAAATAGCATCTGTAACCTGATTAACCTGCTGGTCGTACCATTGCCTTGCGGGGTCCATCGCGGTTTCGGCATATTCAACAGTACCACCTTTATTCCAAGGTGCCCGAGTACCAAGCTTATTCGCCATTCCAAATTCTAAAGGTTTAGCAGAGCTAGGTGGTGTTTGCGTGAGCGCTCCCATTACCTTTTGTAACCCAGTCGTTACGTCTTTACTTACAGTTTGGAACTGTTGAAATTGTTCCTTAAGGATAACGTTTCTGTTCAGCGCATCGGCAAAATCGGAGTATTTTCCTGACTTTATACTCTCGTTTACTGACTGCATAAGCTCATTCAGACTATTACTTGTATCTGTATAAATCTTATTAAGTACTTCTGCCGTTTTAAGAATGTCGGCTCCCTGCTGACCACGAGCACTCTCAAATGAGGCCAGATATCGGTAGTAATCACCCAAAGCACCAAGTTGAGCTACTGCCAGTTTGGTGTTCTCCATCTGCTCCATCATCTTTAGATTAGCAGTCTTTTCTCCATATCCGAGGGCTTGAATAGTTGCTGGGTCAAAAGACTGAATCTCGTTATAACGCTGAGACATGAAGCTATTGAGTGTATCAGGGTCTAACTGTTGAAGTTGTTGGAGCACTTTCCCAGCATTTGTTGACACTCGTTTTAGAGCAGTTCTTTTTCCTGGGTCAGTTATATTAGCTTTGTTGAGCGCATTTACAACAGTTTGGTTGTTAGCCACAGATGTTAGCTTAGTAGTAGATACTTGCATCTGGGCTTGAACTTGTTTCTTCTGTGTTTCAGTTAAGGCTTGGGTAGGACCATTGTTCCCTTCTCCAATAGCCTGAGAAACCTTTTGGTTAATCTGGTCGTCAGTCAAACCTTGTGCTTTATAAAACGCAGCTGCCCACGATGGATTACCGACAGCAAACTCAGATATGGCTTCCTCAGACTTTATTGGTTTGAGCCCTTTTTCTTGTGCCCACTTATTAGACTGAATTGCCTTATTATAGAACTCAGCGAAAGCAGCTTCATCTTCCTTCGGAACATAACGTGCTTTTAATGGCTGTAAATTGGCACTGCGTGCCAAATTATACATTTTGGATGCAGTGTCTCGAATAGCAGGGTCCTTGCTGACATCTGGTAGAATAATCTCTTTTGTGGTAGTAGTGTTGAGAGGAGCTACAACCTTATTCTGAGTCAGAGTTGTTTCTGGGTTGGGACCTTCACTGACAGGTGTTGATGTATTCTTCCCCAACGAGTCTGTTTGACTTGCCGTATTTGGCATTACAGGTACAGTTAATGACGGAACTGTTGGCCCTACAGGTTGTTTAGATTGTATGACACTAGGTCCCTTACCTGGAGCGTAGGGGGGCACAACATTAGAAGCTTGTGAAGTATTACCAGTGAGTATAGCCTTTGCTCTGTCACCCAAAACATTTTGGGGGGCAGAGGAAGGAGCGACCTGGGGCTGAGGTTCTTGGCTACCACTTTGGGCATTCTGTTGTTCAATTAGTCCTCCAAGCTGATTAGCCAGTCGTACCTCTTGTCCTAACTGTGTGAGAGCTTCCGGAGACATGTATTGAGTGGCTGTATCAGTGAAGTTTTTAAGAAATATGTCCTTCTGCTCCTTACTGGTCATTTTACCAGTAAGTTTGGCAAGGAAGTCTCCAAGTAATCCAGGTTTCTCATTGGTTATATCATAAAGTTCCTGACCAACTGCTTTGGCAAAAGCAGTATCCTTCTGCATCAGTATCTGATATTCGGGAGATGACATAAGCTGGGCTATTTGAGCTAACTTGGCCAGTCTTGCTGTATCTTCAGCAGCTCCAGCTACCTGAGCTTGTCGTCTAGATTCCCCATACTGATTGATAGCATTTCCAAGATTCTGAAGGGAACTCGCTTGATTATCTACAACGTTACCACCATAAAAAAACTGTGCCATGATTCATACCCCTTTAATTACTTGAGTCCGG